CAATTGGGATGAACAGTGTCTTTCATCAAAATGTTTTTGTTGTACTGTAGCCGAGGGAGTTCAACTGATTGTGCTGATAACACAACATCAGGAAATTCTTCTAACTGAGCAACAAGACGTTTGTAGTCGATCAAACTCAGTGACTGCATAATGCCTAGTCCAGATTTCAATGTACCTCCCATGTGGAAACCTATCAAAACGGGTTTCTTAGTGATGCTGACAATGCAACCCATACAAGAGCCCACTTTTGCAAGTGATGTCTTATACGTTCCACCTTGAAAACTCATACCACTATGTCCAACTGGACCCAATGTAACTTCAACTCTTTCAGCATCAAAGGTGTTAGGATCACCTTCATTCTGTTTAGTTTGACACACTATGATATCCGATAAAACTCGACCAGATGGGTCAGTCTCAGGAAACCACTTTGTCATATCTCTCAGATCAGGACAGTTTGGCACAAAGGCACAAGTTAAATCCATATCTGGAGGTTTGACACAAGAAGTGTCATCAACCACAAAAGTGAAAACTCCACCAGGAGATCCATGTCGATGAACTGTCACAGTCAATGTGTCAGTGGGAGTACAAGGTTTATCATCATCATCTCTCATAATGGCATCTGCATACCACACATGTTGAGGAAACAAAGCAACTCCTTTCCTAGGAAAGAAAATATTACATCTAGTTCTCGTACCATCTGAACGGACGTATTCAGCCCAAAACAAGTTTCGCCGCGTTAGCGAATCTATTAGCTGTTTACTTGTCGACGTTCCAGTTGATTTCTGTGGATGAAGATTGAAACCTATTTTCTGCATGTAGTAGCCCATCCAACCAGGATGGTCTTCTTTTGGTTCTCCAGCATGAGGCAAGGTAGGATTTGCAAAATACCAATCATGGAACAACTTAAGTCCCATTCCTAAAACAGCGATCCCAATGGTTGCAACTTCAGTTAGTTGAAACGAAGGGTCATTGTCTTTTGATATTGCATCTCGTCGCTCTAGGTAAGCTTCTGTTTCAGCAGCTGCTCTGGTTCGATAGTGTGCATAGAGAGACAAATTAATGGCACTCAAACACGACACTGGAAAAACGATCTTAGACAAGCTATCACCTGAGGTCCTGTTGTTATAAACAAAAAGACCAGTGAAAGCCAAAGAAGAAGCCCATACAACTCGGAAGTGAGTGCGAAGATCGTAGTACGCAGAGCGTCTGCCCCAAAAGCGAACATATCGCTGAAAGGCAGGTAATTTCAGAACACTGTTTGGAACAAGACTGAAAGCAAAGGGTGTCACGTGATAATCAAGATTTCTCTGAACTTCATAGGCCAACTCCTTTGTCATCATTTTGGTGATGGGGCGCCATCCCAACACTCTCCAAGTAAACTCAGAAGGTGAAAGGAAAGACTTGAGATAGCCTTTGATAGAATCAGTAATGACTGATGTAACAAAATCCTTGATTTCGTCTGATTGTGGTCGAAACACTTTGCATGTGCACAATGGCCCACAATTGTTGCAATCCAGACAAGGACAAGAGCAAACAGATTGGGGCAAACAGCATTTTGGACACATGTTCA